TGGTGCTACGGGGAGACCAAGGGAATCCCCAAGGATGAGTATAAGCGCGACGAGTGCGAGGCCATTCTGCAGACCAGTCTGGGCCGGCATCTGGCCGGAGTGGCTGAGTGCATCGGCCAGCCGCTGACCGAGAACGAATGGGCTGCGGTTCTGAGCTGGACCTACAACGTCGGCGTCCGCGCCGCGTGCAACTCGACGCTGGTTAAGCGCATCAATCGGGGCGAGTCGGCTTCGGCGTGGTGCCCGGAGCTGCGCAAGTGGGTCTACGCGGGCGGGAAACGAGTCAAGGGACTCGTGAACCGGCGCGAGGCTGAGTTGGCGATGTGCCTAGGAAAGAGCGAATGACCCCAGAACAATTCTGCTACTGGCTCAACGGATTCGGCCAGCTGACCACCGACGCTCCCAATCCGGAGCAGTGGAAGGCCATCAAGGAGCATCTGGAGACGGTATTTACCAAGGTGACGCCGAGCTCGCCGGGATACTTGGGGAATGACTTGGGGCGGCTTGGGCAGATTGCCCCGCTGACGCCAGCGCCGCCGTCACCGCCTTCCGATTGGCCCCGGTCTGGGTTGGCTACGTTCACCTGCTGATGGACGCCCGCTTCGCCAGCCGCAAGTTCATCCTGAGCTGCGCGGCGTTCCTGGTTGGCCTGCCGATGGTGTTCATGGGCCTCCTAACCCCGGACCAGTGGGTCAGCTACACGACTTGGGTGCTTGGGCTGTACATGGCCGGGAATGTGGGCGACCAGGCGGTGACGAAGTGAGCCGGACGAAGCGCGGTCAGCGGCCCATAGGGTTTGAGTACTGGGGTAGGCGGCCCATCAGCCGGAACCACGGCGCAATCCCAGGGCGCCTCTCGAAGCGACTGACGCATCGGTTGGAGCGCCTGGAGGGGTGTCGCCAGTGTGCAGGGTTGGAGGACTGATGTTTGCCGCTCCATGGAAGCTCGCCACCTACGCACTCGCGGTGCTGGCGGTCATCGCAATAGGGACCGCCCTGTACTTTCGTGGGGATTCCGCTATTTCCGATGCCCGCGCCGACAAGGCCGAGTCGGAGAGGGATTCGGCTCGCGCGGAAGTCAATGCACTGAAGGGCGCCAGAGACATCGAGCAGCGCAAGGCCAAGGAAGCCCAGGCCATAGCCGCCAAGTACGAGGACGAGAAGCGTGCCATCGAAACTGAAAGCGCCCGCGTTGTGGCTGACCTGCGTGCTGGCAACCTCCGGCTGCGCCGCGAACTCGGTGCGCTCTACACCGCCCAGCTGCCCGGTACTGCCGCCTCCGCCAGCATCAGTGATGACCAAGCCCAGCGCGGAGCAGAAATTGCGGCAGCTATTGTTCGAGTCGGTGCCGAGTCCGACGCCCAGCTTCGAGCCTGCCAGGCCGTGATTGAGGCCGATAGGCGATGAGTGGCAAAGGCGACAAGCCCCGCCCAAAGTCAGTGGACGACGAAACCTACGGTTCCAACTGGGACCGCATCTTTAGCCAAGGAGAAGGCAAGTGGCAAACCCCAGCCAAGTCCTGCGAGTCATTGCAGGAAGCACCGACAAAGAACCCACGGCAGAAGTCGTCCTCGTAACCGAGAGCGGCGCAGCCCTCCCAGCCGCCGGCATTCCGACCCTGCCGACCGCGAACGGCGACTACACCCTGCGCGTTGCGTCTGGCGTGTACAGCTGGGTGCTGGAAGGCACCTGATTTCTGAACTAGGAAGGTCTGGAAATGGCCGGTCGCAAGCCCGGCACCCCAAAGACGGGTGGCCGAAAGAAGGGCACGCCCAACAAGATGACGGGGCAGCTGAAGGAGATGATCCTGACCGCCCTGGATTCGGCTGGCGGCGTTGGCTACTTGGTCGAGCAGTCGGAGAAGAACCCAACTGCATTCCTGACGCTGGTTGGGAAAGTCCTGCCCATGACGGTGCAGGGCGACCCCGCGAACCCGCTGCACTACACGATAGTCGAGCGACGCATTGTCCGCCCTGGTAATCCCGACAGCTGAGGTCTTTGAACCGCTGCTGGCTCCGGGGCGCTACAAAGGGGCATGGGGCGGTCGAGGGTCCGGCAAGTCGCACTTCTTCGCCGGCAAACTGATTGAGGACTGCCTCGCTGAACCTGGCGAGTCTGGCGAGGGCATGAAGGCCATCTGCATTCGCGAGGTGCAGAAGGACTTGGCGCAATCCAGTAAGGCCTTGATTGAGGCCAAGCTACGCGACTTCGGCATCGGTGAGTCGCAGGGATTCAAGGTGTTCCGGGAGGTCATCGAGACGCCCCGCGACGGCCTCATCATCTTCAAGGGAATGCAGGACTACACCGCCGAGTCGGTGAAGTCGTTGGAGGGCTACAAGCGGGCGTGGTGGGAGGAGGCCCAGACGGCCACCAACCATTCGCTGAACTTGCTCAGGCCGACCATTCGTGCGTCCGGCTCCGAGCTGTGGTTCAGCTGGAACGCTCGCCGCAAGACGGACCCGGTTGACGTGATGCTCCGGGGCGCCGAGTTGCCCACGGGCGCTCAGGTGGTCAAGGCGAACTGGCGGGACAACCCCTGGTTCACCGCCGAGCTGGAGCAGGAACGACTGGACTGCTTGCGGATGCAGCCTGACCAGTACGACCACATCTGGGAGGGCGGCTACATCACCGTGGCCGAGGGCGCGTACTTCGCCCAGGGACTGGCGCAGGCAAGGGCGGATGGGCGCATAGGACGCGTCTCCGCTGACCCGTTGATGACCTTGCGGGCCTATTGGGACATCGGCGGCACAGGGGCAAAGGCCGACGCCTGCGCTATCTGGATTGTCCAGTTTATCGGCAAGGAAGTCCGGGTACTGGATTACTACGAGCAGGTAGGTCAGCCCCTCGCCAGCCACATCGAATGGCTACGGTCGAATGGCTACGGCAAGGCGCTGTGCGTGCTGCCGCATGACGGCGCAACGAACGACAAGGTCTACCAGGTCAGCTACGAAAGCGCCCTGAAGTCAGCGGGGTTTGAGACTCGCGTCGTCCCGAACATGGGCGCTGGAGCGGCAAGCCAGCGCATTGAAGCGGTGCGCCGGTTGTTCCCGAGCATCTGGTTCAACGAGACGACTACCGAGCCGGGGCGGGATGCCTTGGGCTGGTACCACGCCAAGAAAGACGAGAAGCGCGGGATTGACCTTGGTCCCGACCATGACTGGTCAAGTCACGGCGCGGACGCCTTCGGTCTGATGGCGGTGGATTACCTGCGCCAACCCACCAACAACAACCACGCGCCACTGAACTACAGAAGGATTCGCTAGGGATGGCAAAGGGCAAGAAGCTCACGGACGAGGACATCGAGGCAGCGGCGCGGCAAGCCCTCGCCACGAGCCTTGGCGCCCCCGACAGCGACGTCTATTGGGCGCGTGAGCGCAACTTGGAGTTCTACAACGCCGAGGCGCGGGGCGAGCTGGCGCCCCCTGAGATTGAGGACCGCTCCGATTTCGTAGCCACGGACGTTCCCGACACCGTGGACGGGATGCTGCCGCAGCTGATGCGCATCTTCGTCGGGTCGGATGACGCGGTGACGTTTGAGGGTCAGGGGCAGCCGGGCAGCCAGGAAGAGGGGAAACTCGCCACCGCTTACGTGAACCACCTGTTCTACGTGCGTAACGACGGCGTTGGCATCGTCCACGATTGGTTCAAGGACGCGCTCCTTCAGAAGGTGGGGTTCGTCAAGGTATGGGCTGACGAGGAGGCGCAGGACGCCAAGCAGCGCTACCAGGGCCAGACCCCCGAACAGCTCGCAATGCTGATGGAGGAGGGCTGGGTCCCGCAGGGCGACCCGGAGGTGGACGAGGATGGCACGCTGTCCTTCACCGTCTCCAAGGAGGACAAGCGGGTCTGCATCAAGGTGGCCGCCTGCGCCCCGGCCGAGATGCGCGTGGACGTGAATGCACGCTGGGGCGATGAGCCGGCCATGATTGCCCAGCAGTTCTCTCGCCAGCGGTTTGTGCTGGAGGAAGAGGGCTATGACCTGACGGACGTCGGTACAAGCACTCGTGCCGTTCCTGGCACCGCCATGCTGGAGGAGCTGGGCGAGACGGACGACTTCAGCTACTCCGTGCCCGACGAGTCCCACGAGGAAGTGGACTACGCCGAGGTCTACATCAAGCTGGACCGGGACGGCGATGGCATTGCGGAGTGGCTGAAAATTTGCCTCATCGGCGACAAGCTGGCCGTCTACCAGAACGGTGAGGTCGCCATCGAGCAGGTGGACGACCATCCGTTCGTGTGGATTTGCCCGATTCCTCGCTCGCATGCCTTCTTTGGCGACTGTCCGGCTGACCGGGCCATCCAGCCCCAGAAGCTGCGGACCCGGACGATTCGCGCCATCGAAGACAACATGCTGCTGACGGTAAATCAGCGCACGTATGTCAACACTGGCGCTGACGTGAATATTGACGACGTGCTGGACAATCGTCCGGGCGGGGTGGTGCGCGGCACTGCTGAGCCGAGCAGGGCAATTGCCCCCATCGTGCAACCCTCCCTCGGCGCTCCGGCCTACCAGTTCAACGAGTACATCGCCAGTTGGGCCGAGAACCGGACGGGCTTCAATCGCTACAGCGCAGGCACCGACCAGAACGCCCTCAACAAGACGGCGCGGGGCACCGAGCTGCTGACCGCTAAGGCGGACATGCGCATGGAGCTGATGGCGCGCTTCTTCGCCGTGGGCATGCGCCAGCTGTTCGCCAAGATGCTGAAGTTGGCGATTCAGTACCAGAACGTGCCTGAGATGGTCGCCATCAACGGCCAGTTCGTGCCCATCAACCCCAGCGAATTCCGCAATCAGTTCCACGTGAAAATCAACGTGGGCTTGGGCTCGGGTTCCAAGGAGCAGCAGGCGGCTCGCATCCTGGGATTGTTCCAGATGCAGATGCAGTTGCAGCCCCTTGGCCTTGTCCGCCCGCAACAGATGGCTGAAACGGCCCGCTTGTATGTGGAGGCCAATGAGTTCAAGAATCCGGAGCGGTTTGTTGACCCTGAGCCGAGCGGCATGCCGACCAGCCCAACCCAGTTCCAGCAGATGCAGGCGCAGGTCCAAGAGCAGATTGGGCAGATGCAGCAGGAGCTTCAGCGGCTTGCGCAGGAAAACGAGCAGCTGAAGGCCGACCAGACCAATAAGCAGGCCGAGAACTTCATCAAGGCCGGCGAGTTGGAGCTGAAGGGGCGGGAACTGGACATGAAAGTCGCGCAGGGGGTCGCCGACCTTCAGCTTAAACGGCAGCAGGTAAGCCAATCCGAGCGAGAAGCCCACATCAAAAACGCCCAGGCCATCCAGACGATGGAGAGGGCTGATGCTGACGACCAGGAAGTTGCCGAGCTGTCGCAACGGGTGGACCAGCTGGCGGGCGCGGTGCAGCAGATTCTTCAGATTCTCCAGCCGCAGGAGGCTGCATGAGCGTGACCCATGACGTCGAGCGGGGCCAGCAGGCTGAAACGGTGCTCCAGAACCCAATCTACTGCGAGGCCTACAGCCTCATCGAGAAAGGAATCTTGAAGAAATGGCAAGAGTCGGCCGACGCAGAGGAGCGCGAGGAGCTTCACAAGCTACAGAAGCTGCTGGGCAAGGTGCGAAACCTGATGGAATCGACCATGCGCAGCGGCCAGATAGCGGCAAAGGAGCTGGAGCGCAAGCGCAGGTTGTCCGAACGACTTGGATTGAGGCAACGCGGCTCCTGGCAGCCATAGAGCGCGAGGGGAATCCCATATGCGCGGTGTACTGGCCCGAGCCCAATGCCGAGCTATGGGGCGGCCAGTTCGGCAATGCACGAATCATCAAGGGAGAGCCTGGGGCTCTCCTGAGCAGCGGCGAACGAGTGCCGCTGTAACCCATCCCCACGGGGATCTACCCGCACTGGAGCGGGTCAGTAACACAAGGAAGTGACTATGCGAATGGAAGGTGACGGCCCCGAGGGCCAGCCGTCCGAAGGCGTTTCTACGCTGGACGGGCTCGTCAGTCTCATGGATGGCGGCGAGGAAGGCGAGGAGGCGCAGGAGGCGACGGATGAGGGCGAGGAATCCGTCGAGTCCGAAGGTGAAGAAGGGTCCGAAGAGCAGGAAGAGGCCGAGGAGGGGCAGGAGGAGCCCACCGTCACGCTGAAGCATGACGGCAAGGAGGTCACCCTGAAGCAATCCGAGGTCGTTGACCTGGCTCAGCAGGGCTTCGACTACACCCAGAAAACCATGAAGTTGGCCGAAGAGCGCAAGGCTCTGGATGCTAGCCGTGGAGAGGTGGCCGAACAGCGTAAGGCGTATGAAGCGCTGCACGGCCAGTACAAAGCAAACCTGGAGGCGCTAGGCCGCATCATTGAGGCCGAGCTTGGCGCTCCGCCGCCCATCACGCTAGCTCAGCAAGATGCGGCGCAATACCTCGCCCAGAAAGAGCTGCACGACCGCCGAAAGGACAAGTTGCATCAGGTCAGGGCGGAGTTGGAATCCCTGGAACAGGACGCGCACCGGCAACGGCAAGCGGAGTTCGCCCAGAAGGTCCAATCCACCGAACAGGCACTGAAGGACACCCTGCCGGGCTGGAGCGATGCCAAGGCTCAGGAGCTATTCGACTACTTGGGCAAGCAAGGCCTCAATTTCGAGAACCTCGGAATTGGCATCGCAGAGAAGGGGCTGTTTGAGATGGCCCACAAGGCGCTGGCCTACGACCAGTTGGTAGAGAAGCGGGCGCAGATGAAGCCCGTCAAGAACCTGCCCAAGGTCGCGGCGCCGCAAGCGCGAAACCAACCCGCACAGTTGGCCCGCCGACAGGAAGCGATGAAGCGGCATAAGGCCGCTCCGTCCATCAGCACGCTGGCCGACCTCCTCTAAAGGATTAGAGATGCCTACCAATACCCTGATTACCCCTGCGGTCGTGAAGGTCAAAGAAGACGTCATCGACCAGATTTACAACTTCAACCCGTCCGATGCCCCGCTGGTCTCGATGATTGAGCGGACCACCATCGACAATGTGTACTTCGAGTGGCAGCGTGACACCTACCGCACCCCGGACCAGACCCGAGGCGCGATTGAAGGCGCTGACGCCACCTATGCGGCCCAGGTCGAGCCGACTCTGCTCAACAACCGCACCCAGATTTTCGAGGATACGGTGTCGGTGTCCAACACCGCTGAGCGCGTCCGCAAGTATGGTCGCGACAACGAGTCCCGGCGCCTGCGCATGAAGAAGATGGTCGAGCTGAAGCGCGACCAGGAGGCTGCATGCCTGGCCTCGGGCGCGACCGTCACTGGCACCTCCGCCGTGGCGGGTAAGCAGCGCGGTCTGTATGGCTTCATCACCAACGACCGACTGGGCGCTGGCGGTGTTTCGCCGAACCCGGTGACCAATACCGCTCCGGTGGCCGGAACCCTTGAGGCGTTTGACGAGGATGACCTGAAGACCGGCCTGCAAACGTGCTACGAGAATGGCGGCGATGGCTCCATCGTCCTCTGCTCTCCGGCCCACAAGGTCCGCATCTCCGGATTCACGGGCGGTGTGCAGCGCACTAACGAGGTGGGTGGCCGTCAGGCGGCCGTCCTCAACGCGGCGTTCGACTTCTACCGTGGCGACTTCGGCGTAACCAAGGTCATCCCGAACCGCGTGATGGCGGGCTCCACGGCTGGCCTGAAGAACACGCTGTACATCATCGACGCCGACAAGCTGGCCTTGGGTGTGCTGCGTGGCTTCGAGAGCGAGCAACTGGCGACCGTGGGCGATGCCAAGAACTGGCAGGTCCGCACGGAAACCTCGCTGGTCGTGCGTGACGAGAAGCCGCTGTACGCCATCCGCGACGCGACCGACTCCGGCGCCTAAGCGGTACTGCAAGACCTTCAGGGGCCGGGAGCAATCTCGGCCCCTTTTCTTTGGGAGAACCACATGCGGGGATGGATTCAGGACGTGGGTCAGGATGACCTGGCGTTCGTCCACGGCGTTTCCGGTCAAGACCTGGACACGATTGCGACGTACTGCCGGGAGGCGGGCGAGACGAAGCAGTCCAGCGACTGGAAGCACGCTGCCCGCGTAGATGGCACGGTCATCATGGACTGGTGCAACAAGCGGGGCTACACCTGGGCCCAGTTTTTCAACGACCAGAAGCTGATTAACCGCTTCCTGGACGACCCTGCGAACGACGTGTTCCGCATCTGGAAGGGGCGCATCTAATGGCGTTCGCTTCCTACGACGAATTCCGCACCGCATTCCAGCTGATGCTGGATGGCGACGATGTGCCCAGTCAAATCCAGCCTGAAACGCTGGATGTCATGATTTCGCTGGGAGAAGCACTGGTCCACTACGGCGCGGAGGGCGACATTCCGCCGCTGCGCGCCTCCAGCATGGAGCAGGCAATTTCGATTGCCGTGGCCTCCAACGCAGCAGCGATTCCGGAAAATTGGATGGAGGCATCCATCCTGTGGTTTGACCCGCAGCGCCCGCTGGAAGTGGTATCCGAGCAGGACTTGCGGTCGCGCCTGAAATACATGTCCGCTGGCGACGTGCGCAAGTGCGCACAGGCCGGCGATAGCATCATCTTCTCGCCCCAAGCGCAGGACGGTGAGTTGCTAGAAGGGCGCTACTACGCCAAGCCTCTCGCCCTGAAGGACGGCTTGCACGCCACCTTCAACCGCTATCCCGAGCTATACCTGTATGCGGCCCTGTACGGCTCTGGGCCGTTCCTGGGCGAAGACTCGCGCATTCCTGTATGGCAGAACTTCTATCGCTCTCTTCTGCGGCAGGCTAATACCCAAGAACGCAACCGGGTATACGCCGGCTCACGCCTTCGCCAGGTGTCCCGCTGATGAGGTGGCAGCCCATTGACATCATCAGCGACGAGTACGCTGATGACAATCGACATTGGTCTGCCCAACACTGCGTCAACTACCTGCCGGTTCCGGCAGAGCGCCCGGGCACGCGAAGCCGATGGCAGCTCAGGCAGGCTCCGGGACTCAAGCCCCTCGTAAAAATCATCGCCGAGCACGGTTCGCCCGACGTAGAGGCTGGCCCGATTCGGGGAATGCGGGAGGTCGAGGGCAAGCTATTCGTCGTCGCCGGCACGACGCTCTACCAAATCACCAGCAACCTGGTGGCCGTTCCCTATGGAACCATTCCTGGCGTTGGGCGAGTTTCGATGGCCCACAACCAGCGCGGGCTTGGGAACGAGCTACTTATCGCGACAGGTGCAGCTGGGTACGTGTTCAACACGAACACGCTCATCCTCCAGAAAATCACGGATGAAGCCTACCCGGGGGCGTTCGTCGCAGCGTACATCGACAGCTACATCGCCCAGGTCGAGCCCCAGGGGCGGTACTGGTTCCATTCTGACCTCGCCGATGCTCTCAGCTACAACTCGCTGGACCGGTACGAGGCGGAAGGCCAGCCGGATCGCATCATCTCGCTGCACGTGAGCCACCGCGAGGTTCTGATTTTCGGGCGCGAGACCATAGAGCCATACGTCAACGACCCAAGCGGCGACGGCACGGCCCCATTTCAGCGGGCAAACAACACGGTAGTCGAATGCGGGTGTGCGGCAAGGTTCTCCGTTGCCAGCCTGGACAACTCGGTGCTGTTCTTGGACGACAAACGAATCGTTCGCCGACTGGACGGGTATACCCCTGTCCGCATCTCCACGCAGCCTATTGAGCAGGCGCTGGCAGAGTGTTCGGCGGACCAGATTGCGTCGGCATTTGCGTTCGTTTGGGAAGACCGGGGACACAAGGTGTACTACCTGACTGTTCCGGGTCGATTTACCTTCGGATTTGATGTGCTGTCCCAGCGCTGGCACCGCCGCATGACCAAGGGTATGGACCGCTGGCGGCTGTCCGACCTTGTGTACTGGAACGGGAAGTGGGTGGGCGGCGACTACCAAGCCGGACGTCTCTACGAGCTGGATTGGAAGTACGCACTGGACGGACAGGATTCCGAAGGACAACCGCTGGAGTATGTGCGCCGGTCAGGCTCTGGCTATCTGAACGCCAACGAGAATCGCCTCCGTGTCGATGGTTGCGCGCTGGTTTGTAGGGTTGGTGGTGAAATCACCGTGCCGGTGGAGTTCCCGGATCAGCCAGAAGGCCCCTCCATTACGGGCGACGCGCCTGGCGGCAGCATCGGGCAAGCGTACAGCTTCAGCTACACGGTTACCGGCGGGACGGGCGCCAAGCGCGTGACGTTGCGGTCAGGAACGCTCCCGCCCGGCGTAACGCTG